TTAAAGTTCCATACCTCGTCTCTGCCTCTTACGATTGTCCTTAGGACAGCGGAGGAAGGTCGAGGATGTGCCTTTTCGGAATTACTTAAAGTAATTCACGAAAGGCCTGAATTAAAAGATCATCAATTTCCGATAGACTTAGTCTATGACGAAGATACTCTGTTTCAGATCCCTAAGGGATCCAGGGACAGTTATTTTCGTAACGAGTCGGGCTTCGTTAGGTTCCTTAGGAAGCTAAAGAAGACCTACTGGTTCGGAAAATTGAAGCCGCATAATTATCACATGCTGCTATCAGGATTCTCAAAGAGGAATAAGTATAACAGACCTAAGGTCGGTTGTGTTTATTCTCATATTCTTAGAATAAAGGAATACTGTAGTACGGTAGACGGGACCATAATGGGAATAATTTTCTCTTGCCCTCACATGATTAAATCATATGAAGACACTGATAAAATTATGATCAGTATGATGTCTTTGTGTATTCAGAATCATGACGAAGTTATATCTCTTTTAAAGAAATATAAAAAGGTGTTTAAGAAAGCCGCTATTTTAAATAGCGGTTTTCCTCGACTCCCTAGGAAGCTTGGCTTCCTTTCGAAATTTTATTCTGAAATATACAGTTCGAAAACCGATTCTAGTGAGTGGTGGTTTCGCTTAGCGATGTCAACACAAACTAGAGCATGTGGTTTACCTACAGGTAAACTAATAGACGATTCACTCACTAAGTGGTTGAACACTACCTCAAATCCTTCGATAAGGACTTGGGATAAGGCAGAACTTCAAGAGAAATGCTCAGCATTCCTCAAGAAATACTGCCATATTAGTAGTGCCAGCTTGTTACAAGCCGGTCGTATATCAGTCTCAGGAAGTGGTTGCGTCCAGTCGCCTCAGGCGAAAGGAGGTAAAGCAACCTATGCAAAGAAGCTGTTATCCCAGGTCAATAAGCCAGTCTTTAAGATTGATTTAGAAACCGGTGAAGTTACAAATATAGAAGTCTCAAAGACTTCTATAGGTTCATGGATTTTCCACAATTCCTTAGGGATCGTGAAAGACCATGACTGTAACCGAGTTAACATTGCAGTGGTTCGAGAACCGGGGAAACCCCGAGTTGTTACCAGCTCGGATTTCCACCATTCTCAATCGCTGCAGCCTTACTCCCATCTTACGCTTAAAGCGCTATCTTCTTGCCCCCAGTTTAAAACTGGTATCAAGAAAAGTAGAGATGGTTGGAAGGCCTTCCAAGCAATTTCCTATAATTCTGTTTTTGACCCAAGGGCTAAGCCCTGGGGGTTCTCCACAGATCTGATGGAAGCAACGGATTTCTTTAACTGGTTATTAATTCAGGACCTCTTAGAGGTACTGAATGACCATTTAAAGATACCCAAATGGTATGGTGGGTTAGTAATTAAATTACTAACGTCACCACGCCCTGCTTACTATCAGGGAAAACTCATACACGTAACTCGTAGAGCTGCGTTTATGGGTGACCCAGGGACAAAAAGTGTGTTAACTATGTTATACACTTATATCGCTGAACTGTGTCGTCTCCTTTTTTCAAAAGGAGATGATGTTGCTGCCTTAGGCAGTAAAGAGAACCTTGAACAGATTCCTGCTAGGTTAGAGAAGCTAGATATAAAAATGAGTCAAGATGACACCCTACTAAGTAGGGAGGCATTTGTCTACACCGAAGAGTTAGTACGGATCCCAAGGACCTCGTACGATACATGGGAATCCGTCACCGCTACAAAGCGGTGGGGAAGAACCATGTATGTTGACTTCATAAAACTTCGCTCCGTCTTAGACGTAGTTAAGTCTCGTGAAGATTTTTCCAACACTCCTCAAGGGAAGATTGACTTACTTTCTAATGACTGGCAGTTCACAAGGGCCTCAGGTCCTTGGAACTGGTTCGCATTAGCCTCGGTGTTCCAGGACGTAATCTTAGATTTACGTTCGGGAAATTCCGTGGTATATCTACCTTCTTCTATTTGCGGATCTGGGAAGCCTTTTCCGTTTAACATCCGAAATGCTTATCATTTTGAGGTTTCTAGAAAGCGGGATCATTTATGGTTATCTATTTTAAATAGATTCTCGCGTCTTAAAGATGCGGGCCATAAAGTAACCCGTGACTATGGAGTTGCTAAGCAATTCCAGCGTCATTCTAAAAACGAAAGATATGTCTTTAAGGCATCTCTTTCTGCTCTTGATGAGTATTCGAAGGAAGTTCTCGTTTTACCGGACAAATGGAAGGATATACAGACGTGCTTAGCGCGCCTGAAATCCTTCGTTGCCCCCGAAAGCGAGTTACTTGCGAAACTTATGGTATTTGATGCTGAGCAGCAAATGCTAGGTCTCGCTCCTATGAAGGAC